TCTTTGGCTTCTTGCCTGGAGTGGCTACTGACTTGTCAGCCTTCTCCCAATCGTATGTATCTTCTTTTACATGCTTTTTCTTCATAGCACGTTTGACTCTATTAAAGGTTTGTGATGTATCGTCTGTATTGTTGCCCATATCAAATGCCGTTTGTGTTGCGGACTGACCGTCCTGATAGATGTCTTCTTTTACTGGTATCTGTAAATGTGGTTCATCTTTGTGATCCTCATTCCATTTTTTAATGTGTTCTTTCTGTTTATCTGCAATGTCTTGGTAAACCTTGTGACGTTTAACTGCATAATCCGACATCTTTTCAGAAGAACTTCTTTTATCTTTATTTTCTTCTGTCATGTCAACCGTATCTTGGTGTGAAACTTTTTCTCTTTTGCTGGCCATCTTTAGACCTTTATTTCTGCGGTCTAACATACGTTTTGCAATATCACCATACTCACCTTTAGTGTGTTTCTTTAGTTCTTTAGATTGTGCCTTAGCTTTCTCTTTATAATCACCTAAAGAGATTTCATCCAAAGTTTCCTCTGATACACCTTTTTGTTTGGTTGCTCTAGTGTTTAATATATTACTTACCCTAAAAGCTTTAGTCTTCAGGTCAAATTGTTTTTTAGGATCAGTTGTTGTTTTTGCTTTATTCTTAATTCCAGTACGATATAACTTTAAAGTTTTATCACTTAAACCAGTTTCTGTTGGTGCATTAAAACCTTCATCAACCACTTCTTCCTTTCTCATTGTACCAGGAGGATTAGGCACTTCATAATGTTTTTTAGCTTTAGTGAGTTTAGCCGCACGTTTCATTGTTGGTGAAACACTTAAATCAGTTTTATGGTCTACTCCCGTACCAGTATGCTTAGTGGTCAAATCTTCATTAAAATGTTGTCTTTGCCAATTTTTAAATGCATTAGATTTTGAGTGTGCAACTTTAATGTCTTTTGGTGTATGCTTTGGATCAAAACCCCTAGACAACAAATATCTATTCAAGTTTGGTGATTCAGATATTCTATTTTGTGCCGACCATGGTTCCATAGGATCCGTACCACCAGCTTTGCGTTCTGGTGTTGCGGATGTAGGTCTTTTAACAATATCTAAAAGTTTTTTTGCTTTAGGCGTCATACTTTTCCTTAGTTGGAGATTTTACCCAACATTTCATTTTTAATACGGTGCATTGTTTTCTTTGCTAATTCTCTAGCGTTCATCAATGGTTTTGCTTCTGCTGTAACGAATGGATGGTCGCCTGTACCAGAACCTGCTTCAGGTCCTTTGAAAGCTTCATCAGTCTTTTTCAAAGCATCTTTCTTAACCATCTTTTTAACTAATGCTTTGTCTTCTTTCTCATCATCATGTTCTTCACTAACCACTTCTTCACCAACAGTCATTCCTACTTTATAGGACCTTGATTTATTGTGGTAGTCAGCAGGAACTTTTACACGGCCACGTAAGGTGTCAACAGTTTTTGTATTCATATCTGTTTCACCGTCAATTCTAACGTGTTTTTCATATTCTTTATCGTCTACTGCTTCATTCTTTGGTTTTTCATCATCAGACTTTTGGTCTTTCTTAGACCAATTCTTTGTGTACATTGTACCTTTGTCAGTTTTCTTAGCAGTATGTGACTTTGGTGCAAAGATACTTGGTTTAGTTTTATCTTTGTAAGAAGTAAATGGATTTTCTGTTTCATCTAATTCAACTTCTTCTTTCTTCATCGGTTTTTCACCAGTTGGTTTCATACCCATGTTCTTTTGAAGTCTCTTTAGTTGGTCTTTATCTGAACCACCACCTACTTTGGATAGTACTTTCTTAGCCACATCTTTTAGGCTTTCTGTCACTTCCATTTCTTCTGGTAGATTTGGTTTAGTATGTTTACCTAATGATGCTTTAATATCATTCTTCAAGCGAGTTGGTTGAGAATCTCTTTCGCCTTGAGAGAACTTATTTTTACTATCTGGTCTATTTCCAACTGGAATATTTCTCAAATCAGTTTGACCTTCTCTTGGTTTCTTGTTAACAATATTTGTACCAATACGACCACGCAATTCGTCTTTCTCATCTAATTCTACTTCTTCACCTTTCATTGCACGACTCAACATCTTAGTGCCTTTATCAGCCTTGTTGAATTCTTTACCGACAGATTGTGGAATACCCATTTTCTTTGCAAATTCTGGATTGTGTGCTACACCAGCCATTGTACGTGCTTGCTTTGTAGAAACACTCTTTTCTAATAAACGGTCTTTGAATGACATTTCAACTGAATCACCCATGTAACGACCTTGACCGTGGCCAGTATCTGCTGATTTTGCAATTTTATCATCTGCACGTTTTCTAGCAGCTACGTGTTCTGGATCTGTTGATGCTTGATATACTTTTGCTTTTTCCATAGCTGCTTTATGTGTATCAATACTTAATTTACTCAATCTTTCATGCTCTGCATGGTCGCCTTTTGCTTTGGCTGCCTTTGCATCTGTATACTGTTTTATAGACTGCATAATCATATCATGTGCTTCTTTACCGTGATAATCGGAACTTTCTTCTAGCCCAATTTCTTCCTTATGCATTTTCTTTTCGTGTTTACCAACTTCTTTATCAGCAATCTTCTTTGCTTTCATTGGAGTTACACAATTACCTTCTTCATCCAACTCATATTCTTCCATATGTGATTTGGCAGTAACTGGGTATTTTTTGCCTTGGAATTCAAATTGTGTTGCACCAGATTTTTTAGCGGCATGAGCAGCCATATGAAAACCAGTTTCATCTAGTTCATCATCAGCTAACATTTTTTTCTTTGTTTTTTCTGCGGCTTCAATTTGAACATTTCTTTCGCCATTGATTGCTCTTGCAACAGCATTGATGAATCTTACATCTTGTGGTTCAGCTTCTTCTGCACTCATAGCAATAGCAGGCTTACCTAATGATGCTTTTACGTCATCTTTTTTACCTTTCATTTGAGCTTGTAACTTTTCTGGCTCATTTGATTGAGCTTTAAAAACTTCACTCAGTACGGCTGGTTTTTTACTTTCTGTTACTGTTTGGCCACCAAGAACAGAATTGACTGCATCAATTATAGATTTTGATGTTGTTGATTTTTCTAGCATTATTGTGCTCCCTTTTTCTTATTAATTTTTATTCCGGCCATTTTCATTTTTTGGTCTCGGTCACTATACATTTGCATACCTTCTTTATTGGATGCGCCACTCATAGTACCACCAAGACCTGGATCACCAAGACCTGGATCATCTATTGCTTCTTTTGTAACTTGCTTTCTAAAAGCACTAAAACTCTTATTTTCACCTAAACCCATCTGTAAACCAGAACGGTCTGAGAATGTTTGGCCTGGTCCACTTCCTTTTGTATTTGAACCACCATCTGGTGGATTACCAGAAGTTTTTCTTTTGCCTGTTCTTACTATGTTGTTGTCTTTTTGGAAGTTTGAGACTTTTTCTGGCTTACTGATTTTGAGCGTGGGCTGCGTTTCTTCTTGAGCGGAGTAGGCTCCGGCACCGGCTCCACCAGCAATTGAGAATCCGTTAGGATTTTTTCTTGGGAAGGTGTCACCTTTAATGGAGTCTTCTTGACCGAATCTGTTTCCACCTTTTCTGTTGTCTGGTGTAATGTCAATTGGTCTGGCTGCTCTGAAACTTGAGTTGTACTGGCCAACGGTTTTAGTCTGAATAAATTTGCTATCTTTCTTAACATCATTCTTCTCTTTAAAAAGGTATTTGAACGTTTCATTTATATTTAGCTTATTATGATTTTCCAACCAAGAAAATGCAATATCATTATATTCTTTGTCGTCAAGAAAATCATTGATATTATGATATGTTTCGGTAATCTGTTGTTCTATTTCTCTATATGTAGGACTGTTATCAAAACTTAACATTGTTTTGAATTGTTCCTTAAAAGAATTGTGAAACTTCTGTGACTCTTGCCACTTATCAAATCGCAATGATTCGGAAATCATTCTATTCAATTTTTCATTTCTTTCCTTAGATACTTCATTACTAGTATTAACAAATACCATCATTGTTTCGTATCCTAGTTCTTCTAATTCTTCTTTGATGGCCATAATGCGGTCATGGTCATCAGCAGGACCATTGATAATCAAAGGTGAACGGTTACGAATTGCTTCTCTACGGAAGTCACCAGTTCTTTCAGACAATCTAACCTTATCTTGTAAGTAATCAAATGCCTGTACTGTATTTAATTCTACTGCTTTGGCTTCTGCAACTGCTTCACGGATAACGATATCTTTACCAGAACCAGGTCCACCAGTCACAAAGATTGCTCTGAATTGTCCACGGTTTACATCTTCATTTAAACCCATACCTTTGCGAGTATCTTTCATTAACTCTTTTGTGTGAGCATCTGATACATGGTGCGGAACACCTTTTCTAAACTCATGGAAGTCTTTATTCTTAGCGTGTTCTCTCATCTTGGTACCAGACATACCTTCTTCACCTTCAGCATCAGGATCTCTATGCCCAGCAGAAACTACTTTAATCTTTTTGTACTTATAATATCCATGACGACCTTTTACGCCATTATATTTGCCTAAGAGTGTGTCCATTTCTTTTACACGGTCAGAACCAGCAACTACAGTTAAGTGGTCATGGCCTTGGTCATATAAATGTGAAGCGTGATGTAAAATTGTTGGACTTTCTTTAGAGGATGCAACAAATTTAGTACCTGGAGAATATCTCTTTAGGTGTTTAATCTTCTGTTCTGGTGATAATGGATTCTTTTTAGAATCTTGTGAATGTGAAAGTATAACAGCGTGTTTGGCTTTTTGTTTATTTGCAGTTTCTCTAACCTTGTCAATCAACTTGAGGTGACCAGAAGTTGGTGGATTCATGCGGCCAAAAGCCATAACAACTGACTTTTTATCTTTGTCTTCTTCGTTTAATACTTCTAAGAATGATTTCATTTTCTAACTTTAAGTAAGTTTGCTTTTGCGAATTCTTTACGGTTAACCAATTTATCTGGTTGACCTTCGTGGTTAACAACATAACCTTCAGGATCGGTCGGTTTACCATCTATGTGATGTTCCAAACCACCTGGATGTTGGTTTAATGTTCTAACCAATACATCTTTTGCTTTCTGAATGTGTTGGTGCATATCCAAAGCAGCTTTATAGTGTTTCTTGTTAGCATCAATATGATCCATATGAGTTTTCAACTCGGCAGCCTTCTTACCTTTGGCAGCTGGCGTCTTCAGTTTGTCAGTTGCCTTTTTAAACTTATCTTTAATATGGTTCTTTAGACCTTCAGGTGTTGGTTTCTCATCTGTACGGACAGTATGATTTATGTAGGTTGCCAAATGGCCACCTTCACCACTATGCATATCAATTGCTGGATACATTGTTTTTTTATTGTCATTGTGTATCTTCTCAGCAGAATCCATATGCTTCTGGAATTCTTTTTGGTCTTCAGGAGAATAGTGAATATCTTTCGTATTCATTTCTGCTGATTTGTGCCATACATCTGGATGATGACCAAAGTTATGATGGTCTGGATGTGGATCCGCCTTCATATTATCTAATGTGTCACCATGGTATTGTTGGTGCACCACTACTCCCAACTTGGCTTTCTTAACCTTTTCTGCCTCATCACCCTTAGCGGTATATGAGATTGTATTAGGTGTAAACTCTGCCTTACCACCAGATTTAGGTTTTACATCACCATGCGAAAACATCACATCGCCTTGGTATACACCATGTTTTGGTGCAACTTTCTTCAAGTGTGTTAATGATGCCTGTAACTTATCTACCAAACCAGGAGCGTGTCCGTGGTTCTTTTGAATGTCTGCGGAAGTATAGTTAATCTTTGGATTCTTATTGAAAGCTGACTTAGATGCAACAAAGAACTTACCAGTTTCTGGATGATGACCGAACACCAGAGATGGTGAACCGTCATACTTCATTGTCAAGTCGGAACTATTACCACCAGATTTGATGTGGTTGTGTGCTTTGTTCAATACGGCTTTTGCACGGTCAAAGCCTTTAGAACCAGCCATTAAAGGACGGTCTTCCGGATGAGTGATGTGCTTTAACTTGCCATCTCCCTCATCTTCTTCTTTGAGAAATTTTAAAAATGCACCCATTGATTTTAACCTTAGAATTGCAACACACTTTGGTTGCCGTGATATATTTATACAACTTTTTAAGTCTGGGGCTCAAACT